AGCCGCCGCCAGTCGCTGTAATGCAGCTCCTCCTGCTCGCTCGGCAAGATGTGATACTGCTTCGCAATCGACTGCAAAATCAGTTCGCGGTCAAAATCGGGGTCGTAATACGTTTGTTCAAACTTATTCGGCTTTCTGAAATCGTTCGTCGGGATTTTCGCCTGCACCCTCGTCTGAATCCAAATCCTGTCCCGTAACAGCCGAAATTACAATCGTGAACAGCTCCTGATAAGCCGCAAACGGCAGATTCATTCCGTCGATTTCCTTGTAATCCTTCTGCGAAAAAGCGAGCCCAAAAATCTCGTCGATTCTGTCAAAGCTCTGACTGTTCTCGGCTTCCTTTGCGACTTTCAGAATCTTCTTGACCGTCTTTTCGCGGTCGTCAACGGGGAAGCATTTGTCCCCGATTCTGATTTCGGGAGTGCCTACAAGCAGTTTCTTATCAAGTGTGTACATCTTTGCCATAGTGATTTTTCCTTTCAATAAAAAAATCAGCGCCCCGATTTCTCGGAACGCTGTTGGTTATTCAGTTTATACCGCCTCTGTAAATTCCGGCTTGCCGTCCGACTGAACCTCGAACGCAAGAGGCGCAACCGCCGTAGAATCACCGCCGCCCCATTCGGTCACGTTGACAACGCCTTTAAGCACAAGCTTTGCGCCGCTCGGGAAATTCCATGTAAGCTTGGTAGTTGCCGCCGCTCCCGTTTTCAGCGCAAGGCTGTCGATGTAGTCGTTGCCCTTGTCGCCGACGTTTCTCTTGCCCGAAATGCTGATTGTAATCGACTTTCCGGTCATGAGCCTGCGCGTCCAGCCCTCCTGGTCGAACGGCTTCCATTCCTCGACGTTGCCGTCAATGCTCACCGAAAAGCTCTCCATATCCGCAATTGAAACGTTGTTCGAATCCTCGCCGTCAACGCCTGCCGTGTTAATCGTAAACTGGTTTTCATACACGGGATAAACTCCCGACTTCTTTTCTGCCATAATTTATTCCTCGCTTTCTTCGTAATAAACCGTGCCCTCAATCACATACTCGCAGATTCCGCGCTCGTCGCGCCCGACGTTCTGCGGCTCGTTAAGCGCCATATAACGCACTGTGCCGCCCTCTGTCGGCTCGTTTCTGAGGTCGGTAAGAATGTCAAGCACCCGCGCCGCCTTGCTCTCCGCAAGCGTGGGATTGTCCGTGAAGTGAATGAGGATTGATATTTGTTTTTCCTTTGTCTTTGTACAAGCCTTGCCGCCTATACAGATTTTGTGTCTGCCGCCGTTTCTGCCGTTATACACACCGATACAGCGGTCAAGATTGCCGTCGATATTGCCTGCGTAAACGTCCTCAAAGTCGAGAACCTCCGCAAGCATATCTGCAATATTTTTTAATGTCATACGCCTGTCCTCCGCTTAAAATCTTCGGCAAAAGCGTTTTGGACAAAATCCTTTTTCTCTCCTGTAAGGTATGGCTCAAACCAATGGTCGGTTCGCCCGTTTTTAAATTTTAACTTTTTGTCCGTCACGACTTTTTCTGTATCTTTCCTCGCCCATGCACTTTTTGTTTCGGGGTCAATCATAAGATTTCCAAAGTAAAGATACCGTGCATAAAGCATACCATGGTCAATAAAGACGTGCCAATCGTCACCGACTTTGCGTTTGTCAACATAAATGCTGTTCTGCAAGTCACCGTTATCAAGCGGAACGGTGTTTATCATGTCGCTGATAACTGCTCCCATTGCAACCTCCGCCGACTGCAAAGCCGCCTGCACAAGTCCGCCGATTGCCTGCATATCCAGTTCGACAGATACTCCCATTAAATCATCTCCTTGCATTTTTATGCACAAAAAAGACACCCCGATTTCTCGAAGTGCCGCAATGTGTTTTTCGTGTTATTTTTTGAATAAATCCGAATGTGAGCCGGTGCGAACAAGAAGCAGTACCAATTCGCTATCCTTGACTTTGTAAATCAAGAGCCAATCGGGGGTTATGTGACATTCTCTGTAACCTTTGTACTCGCCGACAAGTTCATGGTCTTTGTACTTTTCGGGGAGCGTCTTTTGCTCCGCAAGCAGCTTTACAACCGCCTGAATTTTCTGAACGTCACAGCCCCTTTTTACCGCACGTTTGTAGTCCTTTTTGAATTTGGAATGGTACTCAATTTTAAGCATTTAAGTCCTCCCATAATTCGTCAAGAGTATCAAACGGACCGTTAAGATTTTTGCCTTCCTCAACATCTTTTATTGCCGCAAGCGTTTCCTCGTTCGGTTCGTCACGCCGCATACTGCTTAGAAAAACCACCAAAGCATTTAGCTGTTCTTCTGTAAGACTGTCAATCATGCTGTAAGCCAGTTCTCTTGTACTCATAAAATCCCTCCGTTCACAGTAACCGAAAGCATAATATTTCTTTACATATATTATACCACAAACTACAGATTTGTCAAGCGGTCGGATTAACTCGTTTCCGCTGAAAAATAAAATGCCCCGGATTTCTCCAAAGCACTTGACAAAACAAAATTATGTGGTATAATATAAATAAAAGAGGACGACTGCTGTAAGCGGTTTACCTCCATGGTTGATTATTTTGAAATAACCGTCCAAGTGGTTGTGGGGCGGTTATTTCTTTTTGCTGTTGTTAGCAAGGTTGATTATGTTGATTACTACATTGATTAACGTAAGTATCTCCAGAACACTCATGCAACTCACCTCCCTTGCCCTTTCGGGTTGGAGGAAGATTTAAACCGCCTACCGTTTTTTTTGCAGTCGCCCTTGTAGTTTATTATACTACAGGGGTTTTGTTTTGTCAAGTTTTTTCAAATCAGCTCAATTCTTGTATAATTCACTGTTCCGTCGGGATTTTTCGCCTTTTCGCTGCCGTAAATCACATACTCCCTGCCGCCGATTTCCGCGTAGCCCTCAAGCTTCGGACTGTCGGGCGCGATGTCGCCGTTAAACAGAGCCTCGCCCGTAAGCGTGATTAACTGCTTGTCGGCGGTGAGCTTCTGCTTTGATTTCTCCGTATGAAAGCATTTGCCCTCGTACGTTACGGTTTTCTTTTTCGAGCCGTCACGATTAAGTCCGTCCGTGCGATACACCACAACAGGCACGGTACAAACTCTGTCGGGAACTAACTGCGGAAATTTCATAATAATTTGCCCTCCATATCTCAATTTCAACCAGCCGACATACAAAACTCTCCATGCAGCAAAACTCATCGGAGGCTGAATTGCCCCGTGCGGGCTAGCACCCTCGGTAGCAAAGTCCCGTCTGCATAAGCAGTCCGTAAACCTCGTTTGTGGTCGTCACTCCGCCGATTGTCAGAACCTTTGAGCGGTCGAACGACATTGACACGCCCGATATGCCGTAGGAGGACAGCGGACTTTCGAGCAGCTCCGCGTTCGAGTACGCAAATTCCGCCTGCTTTGAAACTGCTCGCTTGACCGTTTCCTGCTGAAATTCCGTGAGGTTCTCAAAGCCCGCGCCCACAATCCGATTAAATGTCAGGCTGTCGATTACACGGCTCGCCTGCTCCAGACGGCTGTCGCGCTCTTCGGGAATGTCGCCGCTGTATTCTTCGGAAGTGAGATATGCGTTACCCATTCTTATCCGCGGACTGCTCCGCCTTTAGCTTTGCAAGCTCTGCCTTTGTCTTTTCAAGCTCCGCCGAAAGCTTGTCGTACTCCGCGCGGCTCACGGTAGATGAGGGCGAACGCTCAATTACCTCGCCCTTGTCGTCCGTGATGTCGTAGCCCTGCGCAAGATACGCGCTTTTCTGCGTTTCGTTAATGGTGTAAACCTTGTTTGCCTTAACTGCTTTCATGTCTGCCTCCTTATTCTGCCGCATGGATAATGCAGCCGTCCTTGAACAGATGGTCGATAGCGAAAGTGCCGTTGTAGCGGCGGTTCTGATAGAGATAGTTGTCGGCTGTTCTCGAATCAGAGCCGGGCGCAAAGAGGTGAATGTACGCATACTTCACGCGGCTTACCTGCGCTTCGGGGTCAACAAGGATATAGTCGATAGCCTTTGCCGAGCTGTCCGCCTTGAAACCGTCTGTGAAGTCGTA